ATAACTGTGCTTTTGTCATATCACGTTTATCACTACCAGACTCAGTATCTTCTAATTCTTTCTTAGATGATAACATACCTAATGAATCAAGTACCATCATCATAGGTTCTTTTTCTTTTTCAGGTGTATCAATATAACTTGTTAGGATTCGTGTGGCATCTGTTCTGAATTCTTCAATAGATGATGGTTCAACAATAACAACACGACTTGCGTCAATGCCACGATCCTCCATCATTTTCTTTGTAACTGCTGCTTCGGTGTCAAAATAAATCACACCACCAGTTGCATTATCCTTCATAAACTGTTTGATGATTCCTAGTACAAAGAAAGTCTTACCAGTCGCAGACTCACCTGCAAATGCTACAATCTTATTATTAGGAACACCACCGTAAATACTACCAGACACTAATGCATTTAAAATATACGAACCTGTATCAATAGTACCTGAAAACTCAGAACTATTACCACCGTCCGATAATAAATTGGCAGTGTCAATACCTTTTGTCATATCACTCAAAAAACTCATTCTTACTCCTTTATTTCTCTTATCATTATATTATACTATAAACTCACTCAAAAGTAAAGGTCTACGAATTATAAATTTTTCGTAGGTAGTCTTCAAATTCTTCAACCTTATCAACTCTATTTGGCCAGAGGATATATTCCTTCTCTGGGTTCATTTTAAGATTGTTCAATAATGGTGTGATGGCATTATACAATGCATCAATCTTTTCTTGTACGTGGTCAAAATTGCTAGAACTTTGCTCAGCAACCTTAGATGCCTGTTGTACTACTTCTAGTTCGTCTTCATCAACAGCTGTGAAACCAAAGTCAAAATTAAAATCGCTCATGCCTTTCTCCTTTAAATAAATTACTCCACTTCTCGAGTTTCTTCCTCTTATATGGTATTTGTTTTTCTATCTCATCAAAATTTAGCATATCCCAATCATGCATTATTTCTAACATACATAGCAGATCTCCAATCTCTTTTTCTAGATTAACCGAATCATTATCAAATCTCATAATTTTAGAACACTCAACTTGTATCTCTGAACATTCTTCCATAATAATGGTTAAAAGTTCTTGCTTCTTATCAGATATCATCCAAAGAAGTCCATTAAGTTACTTGACTTCTCAACTTCCCAACCAACAGCAGTTAGTATTGCTCTTAGTGGTTCGACAAATGCTTTGTTAAATTGTAAATCACGATCGATGAATTGTTCCATCTCAAATTCTTTAGGCAAACCGTTTGCAACACTCAATACATTTTGCCTAATAGGGTTTGGTACAGTCATATAGCAAAACTTAATCTTCTCACCGTCTTTGATTAACTCAACACGTTTGGTTAGATTATGTTTCTTCACCAGATAGTTATATGCCAATGCACCTCTTGCGTGGATTGGTGTTCCTTTAGGGATAATCAAGTCATCACCCGGAACAGTATATTTATTCAAATCAGAAATGGATCTCGGGAATGCAATATCCTCAAACGGATGCTCATCAAATACTTTCTTGAAATCAGCAATGTATTTCTGTACTGTTTCTTCATCACTGTTAAGGATAATGTTAAGGGATTCCTTCAATGCATCTCTACAAATTGATGGAGTTGAAGACTTAACCGTTTCTAGTCCCATCACTTTCAACTTAGGTGTAGCATAACGAACACCCTCGTTGTCGTGTACGTTTAATACATAACGTTTCTTAGCAGTCCAAATACCTTTGTCGGCAATAACCTCACGATCCATAAACATTTTCTGCTCATAAGCATTCATCATCTCAGCAAGTTCATCATAACACTTGTTAATGTATGGTTCGATTTGTTGCTTACCAACCTTATCAAGAAAGTCGACTGGGTTCTTAGGTTTAATCTTATCAATTAACCCACCCATCTTCAAATATACTGAGTCAGTATCAACAGCAATTACATAGTCTTCATCAGTCTTTAATAACTTATTCAGATATGCATTAAGTTTCTTAGCAATGAATTTGATTGACAACTGACCAGACAATGTAATACTTTCAGCAATCCTTACGTCAAAGAACCTAGCATACTGATTTCCTAGGAAACCATAGGCAGAGTTCAACTGTACTTTCTTTGCTAGTTGTAGGTTCTTGTACTTAGAGATATCCTTAGTCACTTGAGTTGTATCACCACCAGACTTAGTCAGTTCTTCAAGTTTAGTTAAAGACTCTAGCATTTTCTTCTTGTAAATAACACGATCGTCGTATAACCGTTGCATCATTTCAGGAAGAAACCCTTGCTTATCTTTTCGATATGAATATCCACTTGCGGATAAACAGTCATCAGTCTTTTCAAACTTACCATCGATGATTCCATCTACAGTTATATCTTGATACTCACCAACCAAAAAGGTTTCGGGGGAAATATTATACTGCATTATCAGATGCGGATACAGGGATGCCAAGTCAAAACTCATTACCCAATCGTGCATTCCGACTTGAGGTGCTTTAACATAACCACCAGCAAATTGAGTTTTCTTATCAACTTCCTTCTTAGGTGGTACGATGACACCTTTCTCAAGCAGGTAGTTATTGATTAATACATCCCACATTCGTACTTGCTTGAACGTATCAATATAGTTCACTTTAGCATCGTATGCAAGTGCGATTACCATGTCTAGAAGTTTCATCTTCTCTTCAATCTGATTAACTAACTCAACGTCCTTGATGTTGTAGTCAATAAACTTCTCATAGTCAGTTTCATATAATTGATACAAACTATCCACTTCAGAGTAGTCCAACTTCCGTTCACCCAATTCTACGTGAGCAATATGGTCAAGTCTATAACTCTCTTGTTGAGAATAAGTAAACTTCTTATACACCTCAAGATAGTCTAGAGTTGTAATACCACACAACTCATACTCAGTCTGTTCACGATTGAACACCGTTTGAATGTGTTCTTTGATTATTCCAGCAGGTGAGAAGTTTTTAGTTTGCTTTTCACCGAGCAACTTCCTCATTCTATTAACTAAGTATGGGATATCAAAGAATCTGATGTTCCAACCTGTGATAATATCTGGATCGGCACTCTGCCAAAACTGAAGGAAACGATGTAACAGATGTTTCTCATCGTGACACTTGATATACTTGTTGTCCTCACGTTTAACCGTGTAGTCTTGACACCCGAAAGTGTAGTAGATACCTTTATAACTAGCAGTGATTGCAGTTACTTCTTGAGATGCTTCATCAGGACTAGGGAAACCATCACCCGACGCAACCTCGATATCGAAGTTTACAACTACAATATCTTCTTGGTTGAATGAGTTATCGAATTGCTCATTGATGCAAGAGTATGCATACTGAGTAGTTCCGCAGACCTCAAAGTTTGAAACACCATCATACTTCTGAAAGAATTTTCTGGCATCACCCATAGATTCTTGAACAACAGCATCAACTGGTTCACCTTTGATATTTTTGAATTCAGTGTCTTTGTTAGTGGAAATAAACAGTGACGGTTTGTACCAGATCTTTTCTCTGAAACGTTTGCCATCTTTATATCCACGAATATAGACGTTATTACCTCGTTGGTAAAAGTTCGTATAAAATTTACTCATACTTTATTATATAATATAACTCCCCAAAAGTAAAGTTTAAACTATGATTTTAGGTTTTGGTGGGACAACAACATCACCAATCATTGTCTTGTATTGATTTGCTAATTCATTAGTAGGATCTACAATAAACATCACACTGCGTTCTTTGACGATTAGGTCTTTGATGTCAGCATATGGCATGTATGGCATGAAAGTTAATTTTCCATCAGCAGTAGGTAGAATTAGTACTGGTGTGTTTATCAGAATTGATGTACCTTCACCCAACGTCATGGCAGGATCCATCTTACATAGCAGTTCCTCACCCGTTGTGAGTCTTACAATTTTAACATCATCCATACTATACTCCGAAAAATTCTTTGATAGATTGCCAGAAACCTTTGGGTTGTGTTATTGGTTTGCCTACAATCTTAAAAGTTCCACCATCAATCTTAACGGGTTTCAACTTTGCCTTTTCCTTTGATTTTTTCGCATTAGGTTTTGCCATTGATTTTTGTTTAGGTTTTTCCTTTACTTTTTGTTTAGGTTTCTCTGGTGCGAGTGCCTTATCCCTGATTAATTGAACCATAGTCTTTTTGACCATACCTTCATCAAGTATAATACCAAACTTTTTGCCGTGGGCAATTAATTGTTTCTTGTTCATTTTTGACACGTTTGCCATAATTTATTCTCCATTATAAAAGTTGGAGGTTCATTCGGTTATAAGGATGAACCTGCCTAAGTCCTCAACTCACTCACCTATCAGGCAGCAAGTAATGTGTAATCGTCGTTTGCGTTTACTTGGTCTTACGACTCTTTATCTTCTGTTACCATGTCGAAACCTAGCAACCCCATCAAAGAAGACACTACAGTGGGGGAGGATGTAATGCCTTCATTGGTGGAGTCGACGAGAATTGAACTCGTGTCCATAATAACTCTAATAAAAAGTAAATGGTAATTCCTATGGTTATACCACGAAATTACCAAATTAGGTGGAAGCACTCAATCGATAATCACCGATCCTTATCTTCCATTATGAAGTGGTTCGAGGTTTTAAGAAAACCCCTAAACTTTTATTATACAGTTATTACTTATTGAATAACTTATATAGTACTGCAGCAGCGACAAGACCAACTAGACCTTGTGCACCAAGTTGTGCAACGATACCAGTAATTGTAGCGATAATATCGCCACCAATGAATGGAACAGTGCCACCAAAGATTACCTGTAATACGATTGCTAATGCAATCAATGCTACGCCGGCTTCAGTACCTGCTTTAATCCAACTTACTACTTTATCTAACATATTTTTCTCCTATGTTATATTAAAAAATAGTTTGACAACGTTTCGGTTGATTATCAACTACAAATGTTGACAAGATTTCCCTAATCAGGGAATGTTCAGTTTATTTATACTTGTTCATTACCTTTATTATACTCCCAAAAGGAAGTAAAGTAAAGTTTTATTAGAAGTTTTTTCCTAAATTGTATTTAGGTTCTAGATTCCATTCACGTTTTTCTTTATACGGAAGGATTTTGATTTGACTCAGAGGAGCAACTGGATCTTTGCTCTTCTCAGTATCGACGAGAGTTACCAAACCCCATTCTGCTAGAAGATTGGCAATTGTATTTCTACGACCTCTATCTTCATCACCGAAGTTGCTGGGTTTGCCATCTAAAGCAAACAACTCTTTGAAGTGGGTGATATAATACTTACCTTTCTTATGTAGAATATGGCAGGATTGGTATATTGTTTTATTCTTTTGGGATGATACACCTATACGTGTAAGTGTTTCTCTAATCTTTAAGAAGTCATCTTCTTTCGTGAGTGTGACTTCTATCATTGTATCTATCATATGGATCTCATAATTAATCAATTATTTAGAATATTTATAATACTTAACCTTTACCGCCCTTCTCTAACTTCTGTCTAATCTCTACAATCTGGTCCTTAGTCAATATCGTCAATGCTTGTCTTGCTTTAATATCATTATACTTAAAATATTCCTTTACAATATCGACATCACCACCCTTCTCTTTCTTAGACCACTTAGCATATCTTTTCTTTGGTCGTACAATATTCAGTAGAAATTCATACTGTAAACGTTTATCCGTGAAGTGTCTGATGTTCATCTCATTAGCAATAGCAACTGTATCATTATGATACGACAAGGCACGGTTGGTTAGGAATGGACTGTAAGATTTCTCAGCAAGCACATCGTTGTCAGTATTCCTCATCAAATTCTTTTTAGAAGTATTGATTGAGTTCGTGAAGTCGAACGGATTAGTCTTTGCCATATATTGTCCTTATTAGGAATTGCATTCTCATCACGTCCATTGCTACGTCATGTGATGGATCGTGCTGTACGAATTTGTCTACCAGTTCTTTAGGTATGAAGTCGTGGTTAATGTCCGTTCCATAAGTGAAACCATCTATATAAGACCTGACGTCCCTGATGACCCACCATGGAGTCGGATCTGGTGTTTCTAGACTATCGCATATAGATCGTGTGAATACTGGGTCGAATGAGTTGCCTCTAGTAAATACTTTCTTAGCAGTTGATATGTTAAGTCTTTCTAGGAATAGAAGTAATTCTCTGATTGGTACATCATTATCAGAGGGCATCAATTGTTTTTGAGCATCCTTAGACTGCTTTTTCCACCAATCTAATGAACCTTTCTCAACCTTACGACCATACTTAACTTGGTCTTTGACATCAAACTTCACATACTCACAACTGTCGAGTAGTTCTTCATAGGTGTATGGGTTGGTTAAAAACCTATCTTCATCATATGCAATTCCAGCAACAGATAATACAACACCGTTGAATGCGTTTTGACTTAACGTTTCATAATCATAAATTACACACTTCATTTCTTCCACTCAGTATCAACCATAATCTCGGTCAATAATGCCATTGTATTTATTTCTTGGTCGGCAGCAAATGCTGACTTATGTTGATAGTCTGCCAACGTTACTACGATTTGAGGAATGCTACTCGGTTCAGCATGGTCATACATCGTATCATATAACTTACGGAAGAACGGTGCGACATCTCCATCAATATTTTGGCCAACCCATTTACGAGCAGTTGAGAATTCCTTATTCTTTAAGGCATCCATCAACGTCTTAAAGTTAGCATCTGAAGTATTGACTAGGATTCCTGTATCAATTTTGCCAGTAGCACTGTAACGTTGTAGTTCGTTTAGCACACGTCTGTTGTCAGGGAAGTGCTTAGTGATAATCTCAGCAATAACCCTTTCTTCATACTCAATATTCTCAAAGTCAAGAATCATACAAACACGATGGAAGAATTCACTCGCCATCTTAGGTTTATCCTTATTACCAATCTTAAACTCAACCACAGAACAACGTGAGTGTAGAGGGGCAATAATCTTATTGACGAAGTTACACGTTAGGATGAATCCGCAGTTAGATGAGTATTCCTCCATAAAGTTTCTAAGAGCAGGTTGTACTGTCTCAGCATTAAGGTAGTCTGCTTCATCTAGGATGACATACTTACGACCACCCGCCAGTGACATACTTGAAGCAAAGTTTTTAATCTTAGTTCTAAGTGTATCAATTAACCTACCTTCATCGGAACCGTTGATTACAATATAATCAGCACCGATCTCTTCAAGCATTGCTTTTGCGATAGTTGTCTTACCGACACCTGCCGAACCAGTCAATAAAAGGTTTGGTACATTTTTATTATCAACGAACTGTTGAAACGTTGCTTTTAGATCTGCTGGTAATACGGTATCAGCAACCGTCTTTGGTCGATATTTCTCAACCCACAAAAAGTCTTCCATTCACATTCTCCATCATATACTTATATTATACTCTAAACTCACCCGAAAGTAAAGTTATATCAATTTGGTTCCCCAGAATGGATTTGAACCATTACTCTATTGCTTAGAAGGCAATTGCGTTATCCAATTATGCTACTGGGGATTAGTTGGAGCGGATAGTCAGAATCGAACTGACCTTCATGGGTTGGAAACCCATTGTATTTACCGATATACGATACCCGCATTATTTTAACCAGTTAAGGATTCATACAAATCTTCAACCTCTGTGTTTTGTGCTTGTACTTCAGCAAGGTTTTGCTTATAGTAAATGTTCACAACCTTACGAAGATGTGCCTTATCAAGTCCATGCTTATCATTCAAACCAATAATTGCTTCTTTAATAAACTCACGTTCACCCTCCATACGAGTTAGTGAGTCAGAGCAATCTTTGATTACAGTTAAAATGTCTTTCTTATCTTGTTCATTCAATGTCATATCATTTCCTTAAAATGGTGCTGGTTCATTATCATCAGCAACGTTATACTTAGAACCTGCTTCAGTAGCAATCCAGTATTGTGCCACACCACCTTTGAAGTGAGAAATTCCCCTCGCCGAAATAGTGACGGTATAATCTCCAGCAATCATTTTGAAATTCTCTGTCTTGAATATAAAGTTAAATGTAGCAGTATCCTCACCAACATCAACAGCAAATTCATTAGACGTTGGGTTCTTAGTATCAGTAGCAACTAACTTGACAGTTTTACCGTCACCACGAACAACGACTTCTGGAAGTTGTAATTGATTTGCTGCATTCAATACTCTAGCAAATACATCCTTAGGCATTCCGAATGAAACTTCTTCAGAAGGCAACTCGATATTCTTTTCTGGTGGAGTAGTCACCATACTTGAGTCAGTATAAGTGTATCTAGATTTTGTACCACCCTCAGTTAATTCTACACTCTTTTCACCAAAGGTTAAATCACCATCTTCAAATAAACTCACTAAACCCAGGAATTGATTCAACTCATAGATAGCAAAGTCTTTAGGAAAATCCTCAGCAACAATTGCTTCAGCAAGAATGTTTTTCTGCTCAGATACTGTTCTAATTTTATTTCCTGCTTTGAATGCGATTGATGGATTTACTGTTGAGAAATTCTTTAAAATTTCAATTGTTTGTGGACTAATTTTCATTATCATTTTCCTTATCATTATTAAATTGTTTATCATGCACGTGTAGTGCCATTATTCCATAGTGCAAAACTTTCATCAAGTCCTTTCTATAATCTTCAGGTGTACCTTTCTTTCCGTAACGTTGAGCATACTTAATGATATTCCCAATAGTAAAACCTGCTCCATGACCAGCATCCATTATAAACTCAGTAGACTGAATGTTATTCATAGAGTAATGCTCGCCATACGTAGCAGAAACATATTCGTATAGTTCTTTTAAGATCTTGTCTTCGCTGTACTTAAACTTACTCATTTCTTCATATTCTTAATTTGGTCAGCATCAGCAGTAGCAGATGCACCTAGTGCTGCCAAGTCTACTAATGAACCACCGAAAGTATATGACCCAGTATGTAAAAGTTTCATCCAAGGTGCTAACCAAGTATCAACTCCAATCTCACGCATCCATTGACAGAACATATAGTCTTCAGACAAGTATCGTTTAGACTTCTCATCAATTAGTGCCTGGAAGTACATATGGATTTCACGACTACCATCAAAGTGTTTAGTTCTTACATGGTCAGGAATATATGAATAGTCAGGATATGCTTTAGAGAATTGTTCAAAGGCACTACGTTGTATCATCATAAAACCTGTACCACCTTCAAGTACTGCCACTGGTTTATCTAAACGAATTTCAGACTGACCAGATGCTGGGTTGAATACAAAATCACCAACAAAGTTCTCAAGATCTCCTGGATTCTCATCAGCAAAACCTTTATCAACTGCTTGTTTAATCTTTTCCCAAGCAATAGTTTTCTTAGGATATGGTCCACACATAACCTCTTTACGTTTCTTAGGATCCTTCTCATCAGGATCCATCATCGCAGCAAGGGATAATACGTCGTTTGGGTCAAACCCAATGTCAGAGTCAATAAACATCAGGTGAGTATAATCCCCACGCATAAAT